AAATTAACAAGGTCTGATTCATTCTCTAATAAGTTAACTTCCAGGGCAGGTCTTAGCCCCACAAACATTTTTGATAGAGAAGGCGGTAAAGGAAAGGGTGGTAGTGTAAAAACATCTATAATTAGAAGCCTTAAATCTCCTTCTGAGAAAGATACTAACAGTCTTCTAGATATTGTGCAGCGTGGGACTATTAATTTGTGGAAAGGCATGGGTGGTAATGCTAAGGTTGAATTAGGAAGATTTAATATAGCAGGAATGGTGGATTTTCATTCAGAGACAGGGGAGCCTCAATATAGAGGTCTTCCTGTAAATGGAATAAGGTTTACAAAGAATCTAAGGTAGGGAATGCCAAGAAAAAGCAAAAAAGACAGAGCCGAAGAAATTAGGTTGTTATGGCAAAGGTCATCGTCGAATGAACGGCGTAAGTGGCAGTCATCACAACAGCAATCATATGATTTTTCTTTAGGAGACCAGTTAACAAAAGATGAGATGTCTAATCTTGAAGAAGCTGGTATGCCTACTTTTATAATTAATCGTATTACTCCTGTTATTAGGATGATAAAGTACTTTGTTACGGCAAATAACCCAAGATGGCAGTCTGTTGGGGCTGATGGTTCTGATATAGACATTGCAGCCGTGCATGCTGATTTAGCAGCTTATTGCTGGGGATTATCTGGTGGAAAAGCTATTATGTCTCAGGTTGTAGATGATGCCATTAGAAAGGGTGTTGGATACTTCCATGTTGACGTTGATGTTGATGCTGATAGAGGTATGGGGGAAGTTATATTTAAGAGTATTGATCCGTTTGACGTATATGTTGACCCGATGAGCAGAGACTTTTTATTGAGAGATGCTGCATACATAATTGTTAAGAAGGATTTACCGAAGAACTACTTAGCAAAACAGTTCCCCGATTTTAAGAGAAAAATTAATACTGCGAATGGTTCTCCAAGCTTGCAGTCTATCAGCCAGCGAGATACTGATGATTCTGATATTATCCAGCACTATGATTTAGCGCAACAAGCATATACAGCTGAAGGAAAAGAAGAAGAACTTATTGATTACTACGAAATGTACTCAAGAGAAAGGCTTGTTTTCTATAATCTCTTTATAAAAGAGCCGATGAGCATAAAAGAACAGAATGAAATGAAAGAACAGATTCAGCAGACAGTGGAAATATCAACACAGGAGATAGATGTTGCCTTAGAAGAACAGATGAAGCAAATTGGGGATGCTCTCCAAGCTGGGCAAATAATTGAATCAAGAGCACAACTTGAGGCAGAGAAAGCTCAGATTGAAGCTGATGAAGCAAAGAAACAACAGTCATTGGCAATACAGGCTGAAGTAGAGGAGAGAATGACACAGGTCTCTAGTAAAGTGGTTAGCGAAGTTGAGTATAAAGCCCTTATTGAATCTCCATTGATTTCTGAGAGGATTGTTGATGCTGTCAGATTCTATGATACAAGAATTAAAGTTACAATCGTTGTTGGCGATAAATTGCTACAAGAGAATTATTTAGCAAACACTTTATATCCAATTGTTCCAGTTCCTTACACACACACTGGCACTCCATATCCAATAAGTGCTGTAACTCCTCTTGTTGGCAAACAACAGGAAATTAACAAAGCTCACCAGATTTTGATTCATAATGCTAACTTAGGCTCAAATCTTAGATGGTTATACGAAGAAGGATCAATGCCTGAAGAAGAGTGGGAGAAGTATTCTTCTTCTCCTGGGGCTTTATTGAAATATAGACAGGGATTTAATCCCCCAACGCCTGTTACACCGTTACCAGTCAATCAGGCATTTTCTGTAATTACAGAGTCAGGGAAACTTGATCTTGAGTATTTGTCTGGAGTTCCAAGATTTTTGCAAGGAGATACTCAATCACAACACGATACATATCGTGGTATGCTGGCAATGGACGAATATGGAACGAGGGCTATTAAAGAGTGGGTAAATACTGTATTTGAGCCATCCATTGGGCACTTAGGCAGGGTTTTTAAAGAGATTTCACAGTCTCATTATACATCTAATAAAGTATTTAGAGTTGTACAGCCTGGTGCGGGACATGAGTATTCTGAGAAAGAAGTAGAAATCAACAAGATGATCTACGATGATTATGGTAGGGCGGTTGGAAAGTTTAATGATTATGCGTCAGCAAGGTTTGATGTTCGTGAGGTTGGGGGAGCCACGATGCCTGTTAATAGATGGGCTCTGTTAGATGAGTACTTCAGGTGGTTCCAGGCAGGGGCTATTGACGATATAGCATTCTTACAGGAGACTGACGTGAGAAACAAAGAAAAGATTATTGAAAGAAAAAGTTTATACTCGCAGTTAATGTCACAAGTTTCACAGCTTGAAGAAGCTTTGAAAGATAGAGACGGTACAATAGAGACTCTTACAAGACAAGTCGTACAAGCTGGAATAAAAGACAGCGTGAGAGAAGCTGGAGAAGGAATTAGGGCAGAAGCTCTAAAGAGTGAGGCTGAACAGAAGTATTATCGCAAGAAATTGCAGGTAGAAGCTGACAAAGCAAAATATGATATGCAGCCTTCTGCGAAGAAAAAATAATACTTGATAATTACATTCAGCTTTGGTTATATTAGAAGTTGACAAATAAAAGGAGAAATACAATGACAGATAAATCAGATAACTTGCTTGAAGATGATGGCAACCCTGATACTGATGTAGACGTTGAAGACAGTGAGTTTATTAGTAAAGACTTTTTCTCTAAACTCGATGCTTCTGTTAATGATATTACTTTTGAAGACGGTGAAGAGAGCCGTGTAGATAATCCAGGTGAAGACACAACCCCTATTGCAGGGCCTGTTGATGTTCCTGGTGATACGGAATCTCTTAAAAAGAGATACAGCGATTCAAGTAGAGAAGCAAAACGCCTTAACAAGCAATTGCAAGATGTTGAACCCTATCTCCCTATTTTAAATGCAATGAAAGAAGACCCAAGTCTTCGCTCTCATGTGCGTGAGTACTACGAGAGCGGTGCGAATAGTTCTGAGAATATTAAAGATAGTCTTGGTCTCGACGAAGACTTCATATTCGATGGGGATGAAGCAATTACTGACCCAGGTTCTGATTCAGGGAGGGCTCTGCAAGCCGCTGTTGACAGCAGAATAAAGTCTGTTGTTGGTAATTATGTACAATCTCAGCAGCAGGAATACCAGCGATCTTCTTCTGAAGATGAATTTAGGAAAAAGCATGAAATGAACTCTGATGAATGGGATGACTACCAAAATTATGCTAAGGAACACATCTTATCATATGATGATATACTCTATTTGAAAAATAGAGAGCAACGTGATGGTAATATTGCCAAGCAAGAGAGAAATGAAATGCTCAGTCAGATGAAAAATGCAAGAAGTCGCCCAGGCAGTGTTAGCACTGTACGTGGCGCAGATGCAGAAGCTTCTCCCGACGATTCTATTTTTGAGGCTATTAAGGGTCTTGATAACGAATTAGAAAACGCATTTAGCTAATTTTTATATTTAGCTAAGTGCTTTAATCCTTAAAATAAGGAGAAGATAAAATGGCTGATTTATTTAGCCTGGAGTCAACTGCTGATGTTGCTGCTGGTTCCGCAGGCTCTCGCCTCGGTACTGCACTTGACACTGGTGTTCTTCGACGAAAGTATGGCTTCGGAGATAGAGTCTCAGAGTTAGCAATAGCTCAAGACCCTTTCTTCAGAATGGTATCGAAACTGTCGAAGAAAGCCACAGATGACCCAGAGTTTAAATTCACAGAAAGACGCCCTTCTTTTCATAAAAGGTATGCATATGTTGTTGCACAAGGAACATCTGCTCAGACAGCTGTAGATAATGAAGCTACTTTAACTGCTGGTGACGTAGCAGTTGGTAGTACTTATCATTTACTAATGGGAACTGACTATCTTAGTTCTGGTAATCTAGGACTTGTTTACGGACAGGCCAACACTGCTATTGAAGTTGGTAATTCTGGAACAAAGCCTTCATTCTTTTTACCAGATCAGATAATCAAGGTTAACATGACTGACGATACTTTAGCTGCTGCTGATACTTCTGTTGCAGCTGAGGATTACTTCCTTGCGAAAATAGTTGCAGTAACAGACGTTGGCAATTATGTCAATTTAGAATGTAAGATTGTTCGTACAATGTCTAATCAAGCAAAGGTAGAAGTTTGTTCTTATTATGGAGCTACTGCATCTATTGATGACCAGGACCTTTCAGGGAAATCAATTGCTGAATATCTTGAACCGAAGCGTTGTTATGTAATAGGTTCATCGCATGCTCAAGGTAGTGGATACCCCCAAACATGGAAAGATCAACCTTTCTCGACTGGATATGGTCGCACTCAAATTTGGAAGACTGCAATGGCAATGGATAACACTACTCGTGCTACCGTGCTAAAGTATGAACCAAATGAGTGGGCTCGTGTCTGGCGTGAAAAGTTAATTGAGCATAAATGGGACATTGAACAAAGTATTATGTTTGGTGCTCAAGCTCAGGTAGACGATGAATGGTATACCCAAGGAGCTGTTGATTTCATTTCAGGTTATGGTAATACGTTTAGTCTGTCTCATGCGAGTAAAACACAGGATGATTTCTTAGATGACTTGAGTAGTTTCTTAGACCCACGATACAATAATGCAAATGCATCATTGTTCTTTGTGGATACTGCAACTTATAATTGGTTGCATAAACTAAGTGGTTATTTCTCAAATAATCTTGAGATTTCACCTAACTTCCGTGCTGATATGGCATTATCGGCTAAAAAGAAGGTATTTGGAGTTGATATTAGTGTTATTTCTACACCTTATGGTGATATGAATGTAGCACGTAATATTCACTTAGACGGTTCTGCGATCAAGATTTTAGCTGTCAACATGAGGTATTGTGCATATAGACCTCTTGTTGGTAATGGCTTGAATCGTGATACGGCTATCTACGTAGGTGTTCAAACCTTAGAGAACAGTGGCGTTGACCGCAGGGTTGACTTAATCCAAACAGAAGCTGGGATGGAATGGCAAATGCCAGAAGCCCACGCTTACTGGGCATAAGGAGGTATAGAAATGGCTAATCCTCTATATGGACAAAATAAGTTCGATAATTCAGTTGGTGAGAAATTATATTCTAAAGCGGGAACGCTTGTAGAACATGAAAATTCAACTGATGCTGCGAATATAGCGTTATATACAATTCCAGCTAATAAGTTAGAATTAGGTGATATTGTTAGAATTAAGGTTTACTGTACAGTTGTTGATACTAACAGTACTGATACTTTAACGCCGATTCTTAATTTTGGCGGGACAGCGATTGCTACTGGAGCAGCTCTTGATGTTGCAGATAATGACATAGTATATGCTTGGGCTGATGTTCATGTAACAGCAGTCGGCAGCAGTGGTACT